CTTCATCGTTGTGGGAGCCTAGCTCGGGTAACACGGGCAAGTTAATAACCTCACCCGGTCTTGTCATCGATGACCCCACCGCTTTGCATGCTTGTGGAATGATGGCTCGTGATCTACAGAACACCTCAGCACCATCTTCATCGACGTCGTCGTTCCTCTCGCCCCATTTTGTGAAAGCTGGAAAGAAAATTGAATCAGCAAAGAAACCGTTAGCCTGATATTCGACCAACGACTTCGTATACAACAATCTCTTGTTTCCTGTGTACTTCTCAGGGATGTCCTCTATTGACCAGTGTTTGACCTTTCTTGCCGCAACAACTACATCGGCTCCTAATGCTTGTAAGGCATCTATAAACGCACGCATGTAGCGGTTTCTTGGTTTTCGGGTCTTCTCTGGTTTCAACAGATTCTGTCTGTCACGTAGAGCATGTGACAGGTTCAGGGGACATGTACAAGGAGTCGTGCTCCCAACACTAACACCTCCAAGGTGAGCCGTGATCTTATCGATCATGACCCCTCCAACTTGAAGGTGGCTACGACGACCCGTACAGCATTGCTCGGTTGATTGGATCCAATTACGACATGAGAACTCTTTGACGCTCATCCGTTTGGGACAAACATCCTTCGCTTTCAATGTTCCGTGTATCCTGTTAGCCGGCAAACTGCCCATACAAGTCGACGCCACTCGTCGCAGCACTAGTGGTGGTTTAAAGTGCCCGGCAGACATCCCTTGACGCCTGACACTTCCTTAAGGAGGGACTTTAGGACCTCCTTCTTCCCATCCGGTTCCATCTTCGAGGAGTTGATGACGCGGGTCAAAGCTATGAGTAAATCTTCACGTGTGACAGTGTTCAGTTTCGGACAACGAGCATGAAACAAAGACAAAACTTCGTCCTCGTATTCACCGCTGTTCTCTGCAACCGTCGTGATAAAAATAATCCTCAGCTCTAACGGGTCTAAAGCCGCGACCGCGTCTCTCGTACGTGCTACAGCATTGAGCTCTTGGTGGGCAAAGTATTCGTCGAATCTTTCCTTAACGCCTCGTGTGTTTGAAGTCAATAGACCATGAACAAAACCACGTCTGGGCGCTGCGGAAGCCAACAATTCGACTTGCTTCTTCTCGTCACCATGCAATGCATCGTACCTCTCTCGAAAGTAACCTTTTCCTTCATCCTTCTGCTTCTCAAACGGTCCGGGATGTATCGAACCGTCTCCTGTGAGCACGGAACAGTCGTCGACCTCTAAGTCATCGGTTTCATTGAGCACTTGCTCCCAATTACCGTTTTCCTCGATCCACTTCTTGTTACGTCTTGTGCTTTGGGCGGACCCACTAGCACCACGAGCTACACCTGCAATCAAACGGAACATGTATGATAAGGTATAGCTGGTTGAAGGGTGTGTTTGGTTGTGTGTCGATGACGTGCGGGGCCGTCAGACTAGGGGTGGGGCGGGCGCTCTTGCGCCCTAATGTCAGGATTTTAGGAGTTGAGGGCCAGCAGTTAACCAGCTATTAAGTCCTACGCCAACCCTTACGGGATGCCGGCGCGTTTCCTCCCTTACATCGTCTAAAGTCCGCATTTGCATGCTAAAGATTCCAACCAACCAGCAGCGCGAAAGAATACTGGTATTTTCGAAGTGAGCCCCCATG